TCACGACGCCACCCCCACCGCGGTCGCCAGCGGCTCGAGGTCGAAGCCCAGACGATCGTACGCGTGCAGGAGCACCCGGAAGTACCCCGGCTGCGGGAGCCACGGCTCGAAGGTGTCGGCGGGCTGCCGGTAGACATGGGCGCGTCGGCGCCGGCCTCGCTCGTCGGTCACCAGCTTCGAGATGCGCTCATAGGCGAAGGGGAAGCCTTCGTGCCGATCGAGCGCGCGGAGGTCCGGCGAGGTGATCCGGTAGAGGAGCCCTTCGACCCGCGCGCCGGGTTCCGGCACGATGCTTGCCACGGCCCCGCCCCAGCGGTGGCTGAAGCCGCCGAACGCGAGCGCATGGTTGGGCAGCACCGCGCGCGCTTCGATCCGCGCGCTGGCACAGCGCGAGCGCATCTGCTGGTCGTCGAGGTTCGAGCCGTACGCGAAAACAATCACCTGTTGCATCTTGTCATCTCCCCGCGGGCCGGAGCCCGCTGTCGTTGTCGATTGCGGTCATGGAGGCGTCGGCCGTGCGGGCCGGCGTCGCGTGGTGTAGTCATGCCGCGATCCGAACCTCATCGGCGTCGTCGCCGGCCGGCGCGCTCGCCGCCGCAGCCACCGCAGCCGGAGCCCGGCGGTCGCGGCGCCCGCGCTTCCAGGCTGCGGAGCCTGCCAGCCTCTTCATGAGGTGCAGGCGCGCGGTCTTGAACTCGTCGCCGATCAGCCCGAGGCGGAGCATGACGACCCGGAAGTCGTACTTGGCGGTGGCCGGATCGAAGTCGCGGCGCTTGCTCGAGGCAGCCTTGGAGGTGAGCGCGTGGGCCGCGAGGGCGAGCACCAGCTGGACGTAGGCCTTGACCTCGCCCGCGTGGAGCGTCCCGTTGAAGTACCGGAATTCGATCGTGCCCCGGAAGAAGAGGCTGTTGAGGTTCAGGCCGTGGTAGCGACTGCTGTCGTAGCGGGTCGGCCGAGTGTTCTGGTATCCATACCACGCTGCGCTGAGCTCTTGCATCGTGGTCGGAGGCTTCGCTTCGAGGCGCTCGATGAAATTCGGATCAATTGATCGGCAGTAGCGGTTGAGGCGGGCCTCGGTGACGCCGAGCGTGTGCTCGAGCAGGCGCTCCTGCTTGTGAACGAACTTGACCAGGTTGGTGACGCTCTTGGCGTTGAAGCGACTCCCGTCGATGTGGATATGGATGCCGGTGGTGGGGTCAGCCTTCGCGCCTGCGGCTCGCACCGCCCGGACAATGTTCTGCAGGGTCTCGATGTCGTCGTAGCCGAGGATCGGGGAGACGATCTCCCCGCTGTAGGTTCCGCCGCTCAGTGAGCCGTCGGGCACAACCCGCCAGATACGCCCGCTCGAGTCGGTGATGCGCCAGCCATCGCGCGCGGACTCGGTGGCGACCGTGCCGCCCAGCGCCGTGTGGATCGCCCGCGCAAGCTGCTCCTGGCTCAGGCCCACCGTCTCGATCTCGATCCCGTATCGCAGCGTCTTCATCGTCGTTGCCTCGTGTTCGCTTCGGGCTCCGTGCCCGTCACGAGGACACACATTGCGTTCAATCGAACACTAAGCAAGTCGAATTCGACGATGTTCCAGACTAATATTCTGACGCGACAATCATTCGATATCACGCCTTGTTGCGAGATACATCGCAGAGGATCGGACGGGCTCGCCGAACACGAGGGCGCAGCGGCGGCCTGGAGCGGGCCTCGAGCGGGTGGAGCGGGCCCGGTGCGGAGCTGGATCGACGCCGAAGACGGGCGATCACCCCACCCCCACCTCTGCGCCCCGCCAAATCCCGCGCTAGGTTCGCGCACGCCGCGCCTTCGGGCGTCGCCGCGGCATCGCCCGCACGCAGGCCGTCGGCCTCACCTACGCGCGGGCCTGGAGCGGGGCCGGGATCGGGCCTGGAGCGGGCGGGATTGGGCTCGGAGCGGGCGGGATTGGGCTCGGAGCGGGCGGGATTGGGCTCGGAGCGGGCGGGATCGCCGCCGAAGCGCCGGGATGTGCGTCAATGCGGCCCAGACGCCCGGGGTTGGCGCGATGGCCCGCGCTCGGGTTCGAATCGCGAAGGCGGCGTGCTCACACCGCGCGCTGCGGTCAGCGCGGGCGAGTCCGCGCTGCGTCCCAGGCCGCGCTGTTGCCGTAGCGGAGCCATGCTCCCTCGACGAGGACGACGTCGGTCGGCGCGGTGTCCGTCTCGTAGCGAGGCTCGTCCGCCTCAGCGTGGCAGTCTTCACGTAGGGCCACGCCCCGAAGCCGGTGCTCCATCGGGTAGTGCGGCTGGCTCATGATGACAACCTCTGCCTCGGCGTCGCAGCTTTCCAACACTTCGATCAGCTCCTTGACCTTCATGGCACCATCGATCCAGCGGTTGTGAACTGCTCGGCGACGCTGGGGTCGCCGAGGTGCGTGAGGTAGTGGCTGACGGCGTCCTGCAGGAACCGGTTCCGGCTCTTCACCCCGCGCGCGCGCCAGGCGTCGTCCATCACCTTGATCGCTTTAGTGGGGATGCGGAACGGCAGCGTCGTCATGTCGCCGGCCGTGTGGACCCGGCGCGGGCCCACCGGAACGCGGCCGTTCTCCGCCTCGCGAATTTTCCATATGAGGTACCCGCGGTCATCGCTGCCGGTGTCGCGGCCGACGATCTCGCGGTATTTCGCCTGCAACTCGGCGACCGAGAGCGCCGAGAACCGGCCCCGCGGCTTCGGCGCTGCGGCTTCGGACGTCGAGGCGCCCGGCGTCGGTGTCGCCTTGGTGGAATCCCTGCGCCCGCCCGCCTCCTTGCGGGCAGCGACGGCCGTGCTGAGTGCCTCGGTGATCTTGCGCAGCAGGAAGGTGCGGTTCGGCGAGCGCGTCGGTTCGCCGACGAGCTTGGCGTATTCCGCCCGTAGCTCGGGCAAGCGAAGCTTCGCGAGCGTCTTCAGTTTGTTCTGGGTCTTGGCGGGGAGCTTGATGTTCTTCGTCATGGTGAATCCTGCGTTGCGTGATTGTTGGTGACCATGACACATGGCGTTGCTTTCGCGACATCGCAAGTCCGTTATCGAGATAATCGACATCGAGAGAGCGCTATTCGCCAACATCGCAACATCTGTTGGATACCCGCGGGTGATCGCGGGTGTCGGTCATCGTGGTTTATCCGTCGAGGTGGGCGTCGCTCGCGGGGGACGCCGCGTGGCTCGGCGTCTCGGTCGTGCTGCCGTTCGACTTCCTGAGCTCGGCGACGAGCGCCTCGAGGTTCGTGTTGAGCCGCGCGAGTTGGTCGGCGATCTTCGGCATGGTCACCTCGTAGAACCGCTGGCCCATCCTCGTCTGGAAGAAGCCGACGCCGGCCATCACGCGACCTGCTCCTGCAGGCCACCGATCACTTGTGCGTGCTTGCGGATGGCCGCCGCTACTTTCGCCTTGTTCTCGTCGGTGACGCCGTCCTTCACCACCGCGGCGATGGTGCCGTGATAGCGCTCCCACGCGCGGTCCAGTGCGGCTAGCGGATCGCTCGACCGGCTTGGCGGCTTGCTGAGGCCCCAGAACGTGAAGCCGTTCTGGGTCTTGTTGGTGAGGCCGAGGTCCTTGGCCGCGGCCATCGCCGCCCCGGACAGCGAGCGGTACAGGTTGCCATTGTAGCGGATCCCGCCATCCTCGACGGTGCACTCGCAGCGCACCGCGCCGTGGCGATCCCGCTTCTGGATCAGCGTCCCCGGCGCCGGCATGCGCGGTTCGAGCTTCCGCGGTTCCGCTCCGCTGCTCGCCGCGTGGTTCGAGGCAGCCTGCGCTGCCGCCGTCGGTGCGGCCCGGCGCTTCGCTGGCGGCTGCTTCTGCGCCGTCATGCGTGCGGCTGTCGCCTTCGACCTCGGCTCGGTGTTCTTCGTCGATGCGGTCTTCTTGGTCGCCGTGTTCGTCTTGGTTTGCTTCTTCGACATCGTCTCTTCTCCTCGTTTGTTTGTCGGTCTGGGCTGTTTTGTGGCTATCGCCGGTAGCGGAGTCCCGAGCCCACCACTCGCGCGGCTGGGACCGAGATCGCGACCTCGGTCGGCAGTTGGTCGCGCAACGCGCGCAACACCTCGGCCTCGATCGCCGGGCCGGCCTGGCGGATCGCATCCCACGTATCCCGCTGGCATGTGGTGAAGGTGGCGAAGTCGATCTCTCCTGCGTGCCAGGCGTCAGCGTTCTCGCGCAGCGTCGCCAAAAACTGCGTCCTCATGGTCGTCGTCATCGTCTACTTCTCCGTCGTGGCGCTGCCTCGCGCCTCGTGGACATCCATTGCGTCCTCTGCGCGTGATTAGCAAGACAAACACGTGCGATTTCAGATGATTAGACATTGTGCCGCGTATCTGCGCCATTGCGTGCTTGCGCTGCGGTCCCGCGGGATTGCACTATGACTGCGTGCCCGGAACTTCCCTGCGAAGCACTCAGGATCTCCGGACCGTGAAAGATCGCACCGAGCTGTGGAAGCGGGTCGGTGCGTTCGTACGCGAGCGTCGCGAGGCGCTCGGGCTCAGCCAAGGCGACATCATCCGCGTGCTCGGCTACAAGAGCCGCAACGCGGTCAGTAATATCGAGGTCGGCATCGAGGGGCTCCCGACGAAGCGCGCCTATGCCTGGGCGGATCTACTCGAGGTGCCGCGGGATGCCTTCTTCCAGTTCGTGACGGGTGCCAGCGAAAGCATGGCCCCCACGAAGGTGACGGCGAAGCCGCGGGCCGCGGAGCAGCTCACGGCCGCGGAGGAAGAGCTGCTCGCCTACTACCGGCGGCTGCCGCCGAAGTTCCAGCGCCGGCTGCGCGAGCACGCCGGCGAGTTCGAAACCTTGGCGCGCGCCCAGCAGCGGCGGCGCTGACCGCCGAAGCGCCCGGCGAGCACGAGACGTTGGCGCCGAGCGCGAGCGCGCTGACAACGAGCGCGTCGGGCAAGCGCGACCGCTTCGCTCACGCCGCGAACGGAACCGCGTCGCCCGCCGTTCCCGGGCCCAACGTGGGGCGACTCTGCGCCTTGAGGCGATGCACCGTGGCTTCGACCCGCGTGGAGAGCAGCTTGTCGACGGCGGCGCTTTCCAAGCCGAAGGTCTTGCCGACCTCCGCGAGGCCGGTTGCGCCAAGTTGCGACTTGGCGCTGTCGATCGCCGCCTGCTTGGCCTGGGTGCGCTGGTCGGGCGTGAGGGCGCCATCGGCGCTCGTGGCCTTGAGCTTGTCCACGAGGACTTGTTGGGCCTCACGCACGGCAGCGAGAATGACGTCGTCGAGGCGAAGGAGCACAGCCTTCAGTTGCTCGTTCTTCACCTTGACCGAGATGAGCTGCGCGGCTTTCACCGACAGCCAGCTGAGGCCGGCGAGCAGCACCGGTCCGAGGAGCTCGAAGACATTCCAGGCAGTCGTATTCATGTTCACGGTGACCTCCTTATCCGGCAGCGCCGGTGGTTGATGCGGCAGCGACCGCGCTGCCAAAGACTCGGTCGAGCACACGCGGGAGGATCGTCTGCTTCCAGATCGGCCCCGGATCTTCCCGGCGCTGCGGATCGAAGTCGACATGGCCGTAGGCGCAGACCTCGCGGGTCCAGTTGAACCGCGTGATGAGCGCGCGGAGAACGACGGCGGCCGAGGCCTCTTGCGTCGGGGTGAACGCGTCGAACAGGCCGCCCGGCGTGACCGCGGCACGGTCGAGCTCGAGCGCGCAGCTGGGGTCGGGGCGGCGTTCGTATCCGGGTGCCTCGGGGTTCACGTAGAACGGCCAGCAGTAGACCTGGTCGCCGAGCCGCCGCAGGCGCCCCGCATTCTCGAGCTCGCAGCCGATGGTCACGTGGTTGATGTTCGCGAAGCGACGTCCGGCGATGACCCCGGGCGTGCCGACGTGCCAGGTGCCGACGGTGAACGGCGCGCTCTGGTAGATGGCGCCGTCCTTGGCGATCAGCAGGTGCCACGACGCGGGCCGATCGACGCCGCGCCGGAAGGTCTGGGCTCGACGCGCCAACACCTCGGCGGTACCAGGGCCGCCGCGTTCATCCGTGGTGTGCCACACGATGCCGAGCGGCACCGGGGTTGCGAGCGGGTAGGTCCGCACGGTCGGGTAGCGCTTGCCGACTGGATCGCCGTCGGCGCCGACCAGCCAGCCGCTGTCGTCGACCTTCATCGGGGTTCTCCCACGCCGCGCGATGCACCGGCCGGCGCGCTCGATCTCACGAACTGAGACAGCTCCAGGGGGCGGTCCGGGAACGCCGCGTGGATATCCACGGGCCGTCTGGTCTCGGCCGCATGCTGCTCGACGACGTCGGGATGCGACCATCCGCGCGACTTGCAGTGCTCGGCGAGCGCGTTGACGGCCTTGCGGTGTTCCTGGAGGTGGGTGCCGTCGAGCCCCGGGGCCGCCGCGTCGAAGGTTCGCACGAGGCATTCGTTGGCACCGCAGTCGTTGCAGCGACGGAGGGCCATGATGTTCTTGTCCTGCGGTTGCTCGGCGCCGAAGCTGATGCCAAGGACGGGGCGCGAGAGGCACGGATCGATCCGGCCGTCGGTTGCGAAGCCCAGCGCGGCGCGCGCCGTGCCGCCAATGATCTCGATGCGGCTGGTCTCGCCTGTGGTCGCGCTCTCGATGAGGAGGCCGCCCGCGTCGTCGGTCGCTTGAACGCCGGGGAGCGCGGCGTGGAGCTTGGCCGCGAGCTCGGCCGCGGTGATGCGGGCGAAGTCCGGGAAGTCGCCGGCGGCGAAGGTCACGGTCGCCGGAGGTGCCGCGTCGACGCGGACGACGAGGGTGTCGCCGACGTTGAGCGCGACAGGGCCGGTCTTCGACTTCTGTGCGCCGCGGTTGAACGAGATCGTGTGCTCGGCGTCGCACGCGGCGCAGACGTGGATCATGCGTCCAGGTGCAGGTGTGGTGGTCATACTCTTGATGGGCAATGGATTCTCCTTGTTACGACGCGATGACGCGTACGAAGAAATGGGTGCTGGCGTTGGGCGCGGCGGTGGTGGCAGTGGCCCCCGTTCCGGCGGCAGTGACCGCAAACGGCACCGGCCCGGACGCGATGTTGAGCGCGCCGAGCGACACGAAGGTGATCGAGCTGGGTGTCACGGGGAACACCTTGCGGAACGGCGCACCCCCACCGATGAGCGAGGTGCCACCGGGGCCGCCCAGCCGATGTACGTCTCGGTTGGGCCGGGCGAGGTCCAGTTGCCGCCGGCGTCAAACGACTGCTGACCGTGGCCCGTGACGCCGATGCCGATCGAGCTCGGCCACACGTCAGGGAACGGGCTCGCCAGCGCGTCGTCGGCGTTGATGCGGATCTCGGTGTTGTTGATCTCGAACTTGGCGGATGCGAACGCCGTCGAGTCCTTTACCCACTGCGCGCCGTTCCACTGGGCGTTGAGGGTGAATTCGAGCGTGCGGGTCGTGGCGTAGAATCGGTAGTTGTAGGCGCCTGCGGCCCCGGCGATTTCCCATAGGAGCTTTCGCACCGCGGGTGCTGCGGTGGTCGCGATCGCCGCATTGGTGTCGCCGGCCGCGCCATTGAGCGTCTGCTCTGCCGAGAAGACATTCGCCACGTTGGTACGGACAGCCGTGGCGTCGAGGGCGTTGAGCTGCGAGCGGACGGAGCCTGCCGCCAGTTTGCCGGTCGCCTGCGCGCCGATCCGCGCGGCGCCGTCCGCGTCGTCCGTCTGGTCGGAGAGGTCCGTGATGATCTTGTTGAGCGCGGCGAGAAGCGAGACGCCCGCGGGGTTGGTGCGACCGTCGAGCCAGTTCGGGCGCGCGCCAGCGCCGATTCGCGCGGCGCCGGCGTCGGCGGCGAGGTCTCCGACGAGCTTGTCGAGCTGCGCTTTGACGGTCGTTGCCGGGTTGGTGGTTCCGTCCTTCCAGGCAGCTCCGCCGGCGTACGTGATGGCCGAGGCCGCGTGCGCGGTGGCCGAGGCGGTGATGTGCCCATTGAGGAACGCGAGCAACGCGTCGAGCTGCGACTTGACGTTGCCGGCGCCGAGCGCGCCGGGTGCGCCCGCGGTTGCGGCGGCGCCGATCTTTGCCGCGCCGCCGATGGCCGCCAGGTCGCCGATGATCTTGTCGATCTGCGCCTCGACCGTGGCGGCGGGGTTCGTGGTGCCGTCGGCCCACGGCGCGCCACCGGTGTAGTCGATCGCCGCGGCGGCATGGCGGTCGGCGGTGCCGATCGCATGGGCGTTGTAGAAGCCGAGCAGATCGGCGAGGGCTTCGAGCGTCCGGCCGCGGCGGAGGGAGCGAGGCGCGCCGGGGAGCGTGAGCGCATCTTGGCGTCGGGCGGTCGAGATGGCGTCGGCGCCGACCTGCGCCTGGCCGAATCGCCGCGTGACGTCTGCGAGCAGGATGGCGTCGGAGCGCAGCGCGGGCGGGATGGCCTCGCCGGCGGCGGCTTCCGCGCCCTGGACGACCGAGAACTTTAAGCTCTCGTCGCGCCGGAAGAACACAGTCAGCGAGTTGCCGTCGATGCGCGGGTCCGACAGCGCCCGGTCGAACTTGACGAAGACCGAGACGATCTTCTCCTTGCCCGCCGCGGACACCTCGGTCGATACCGCGTTGTCGTCCTGGGCGACGTTGACGTTCTGGAGCGACGAAAAGAAGATGCGTTGGCCCTGCTGGTCGAGCGCGCTGCCGGGCCCGGAGACGTCGACCGTCAGGTTCGGCACCGGGGCATGCGGGGAGACCACGGCGTTGGCGAGGACGCCGACGAATCCGAGGTCAGCAGCGAGGTCATGGTCAGCCTGCTCGAGCGCAGCGAACCCGAGGTCGAGCTCGGCCACCGTCAGGCGTTGGCGAAAGAAGTAGTGAAGTCGGTTGGCCATGGTGACCTCAGTGCAATACCCAGCTGTTGCCGAGCTCGGAGATCCCCAGCTCGACGTGGTCGACGACCTCGGGCGGGACCGGCTCGACCAGGCGCGCGAAGTGGGTGTGCGCCGGCTTCAGGTAGTCGACGATCTGCCGCAGCCGCCGGCGTTCTTCGGTCGCGAGCACGCGCGGGCTTGTGACCTCGAAGGCGAGCGCCGCGAACGAGCTCGATGGGCCCAGCACCCAATCCTCGCCGAGCAGCGACTCGCCGAGGATCAGCGACTCGCCGGCGTACGCGGTGATCTGGACCTCGACCCCGAGGAAGAACCGGATCGCGTTGGTGATGCCGCGGGCCGTGCCCTTCTCGCGGTACATCGCGACCAGAACGTTCAAGAGGCGGCGCTTGTCGACCACCGAGAGGTCGAACGCAAACGGGTTGCCGAGCTCGCCGAGCATGAGGTCGAGGACCGGGTCGGGTGCGAGGTCCGGATCGAGGAGATCGGTGAAGCGGTCGATGTCGAGGAGGACGAGGTCGGTCACCTCCTGCAAGCACGCCAGAAAGCGCCGGAGGTCGCCGGTCTCGTCCTCGCGGCGGTTGAGCTCGGGCAGGAAGCGGTACAGGTCGAACACGCGGTTCGCCGGTCGCGGCGGGACGTAGCCGGTGAAGATCGCCGAGCCGTCCGGCGCCCCGATCACGTTGCCGGATGCATCGACGACGCCGTCGACGTCGACGCGGTAGCTCGCGCCCGACGTCAGCGGCACATCGGTCAGGAGATCGACCGCCGAGCTGGTCACGGTCTCGACGCCGATCACCGCGGCGTCCACGGCCGGGCCGGACAGTCGGGTGATCGCATAGCGCGCCTGGGTGAGAGCGTCGTCGGGCGCGCCAGGGTCGTCCTGCTTCACGGGCTGGTTGAAGCTGACGCGGACGCGCGCGAGCTCGCGCGCCTGTGCGCCGACCACGCGTGGCGTGACGACCTCTTCGGCGCCAAGGCGCTGCACGACCGGCGCGGTCACAGCGGCTGCCTCGTGTCACCGCTTACGAGCGTGACCTGGCCGAGCGCTGGGAACTCACGCGTCCCCAGCAGGAGGTCTGCTCTCGCGCCGTTGAGCAAGAAGTCATCGGGGCCGTCGCCGATCTTCCGGACTCCGGCGACGTCGCGAACGATGTCGAACACGTCGGACACCGCGACCTCGCCGGCCGGATCGCCGTTGGCGTCCTTCACGTTCCAGCCGAAGTCGACCGTCGGGTTGGGCGTCCCATCCGGCAGCGACACGGCGAAGAAGCTCGCGAGCGCCTTCTGGATCCCTGCCCGGACGACCTTCGCGTTGGCGCCCTGGCGCAGGAAGACCGTCGCCTGCACATCGACCCGCAGGTAGACCGGGTCCTGGACCGCCACCTGAAACGTCAGCGTGTTCGGAAAGACCACGGTGACCTGCTGCTTCACCGCGTCCTTGAGCGCTGGCGACGGGACCCCACCGCCACGCGGGATGACGAACAGGATCCCGGTGTTCTCGGCGATTCCCGCGTCTTCGTTCGAGGTGAGCATCAACGCCCGTGCGACCTCCGGCAGCCGGCGCGCGTTAACCTCGTAGTCCTCGCGCGACACCGTCCGGCTCAGCACGCGGATCGACTCGGGTGCGAGCACCTGGATCTGCGCGATGCTCTGCCGATCGGTGCCGCCCGACGCCGGCTGCGGGTTCGCCTAGATCTCCACGGGGTTCCCGTTGGCGTCGGTGAAGCTGCCCTCGAGCTTGGTCAACGTGCCGGCGTTGACGTTCCCCGTCGCGCCGCCGCCGGTCTTGTAGCGCACGCTGATCGTGCCCGATGGCACCACACCGTTGACGCCGTTGCCGAACCGGACCGTCGCCCGATCGGCCTGATCCACGAGCACCAAGAAGTGCCGATCGCTGGCGGTCGAGCCGAGGAAGTTCTGCACCTCGACGTAGTTGCCATTCCCGGCGGCCACCTCGGCAGAACCATCGAGGTACGGCGTCGCGGGGAGGACAACCTCCTGGTTCGGGAGCCCCGTCGACGCGAACAGCTCGTCCTGCGGCTCGGAGTGCTCGAGCGTCCCGGTCGCAGTCGGCGGCGAGGCCCCAGCGGGGATGACGACGTCCCCAAGCAGCTGGAAGGTGACCGGTTCGGTGACCGAGGCGGTCCGCACGTGTGTGCCCTTGGAGAGGACGACGTCCGCGGTTGGCGTGCTTGCCAGCGTGAACACCTCCTCGGTCGTCGCCGCGCGGGCGCCTGCGGGCCGGAAGCCGAGGAGCTTGGTCAGCGCGATCAGGTTCTTGCGCTGCGTGGCGGTCAAGAGCCGGCTCTCGCGCGCCTGGTTGTCCTGGTAGAAGGTCAGGACGTCGCCGACGAACGCGTACAGCTCAAGGAGGAGGTTCCCGAAGTTCGCGACGTTGAAGTCGGTCCAGTCCGGAAACACCGAACGGACGAGACGCTGCAACCGCAGCCGTAGGCTGTCGAAATCCTTGTCCGTCTTGTCCGTCGCCTGTGCCAGCAGCCCCATCGTGCTCCTTCAAACGCAAAAAGCCCCGGCGGGGCTCTCCACGCCGGGGCTCGAGTGATTCGACGACCCTGCAACGGCCTTCCAACAGCCGAACTATTCGACACTAGCGAAGTTCCATACGATCGTCAACAGTGCGTTGCGTTGACCTGCTCCGCCTATGCTCGAAAGCTCCGCGGTGGACATGGAGAGCCCGCGTGCCGAGGAGCCACCACGAGATCACCTTTGAACAGATCTAAGGTGACGCGCCAGCCGAGGGTGCAGCCCAGCGTCCAGTGCTGAGCGCTCGGCGAGACCTGCAGCTAGATGCCGAGGTTCAATTGTCTTTTTGTATAGTGATATGGCGTCAATTGCGCATGCCACTTGCGTAATGTAGATGCTCGCCGTGGCAAGGTGCTCCCCGACAGTCCAACCACGCACTCCGCAAGAAACTTGCCCGCGGAGTCCGGATCTATGTCCACGATGTGGTCTGCGGCTGACCATGCCTGCCAGGCGCGGCCAATTTCAGAGTCCTCGAAGTATACGGCAGCGAGGCGAAGACGATCATGTTCTGACAGTCCAACGAGCGAACGAGCTCGCTGCGTTAACTCGTTGTCTTCGTCCAAAAGACCGAGAACGCGAGCGCCTTGCTTGTAGTAGTCAACCTGACGTTGAGAGCTTATTCCTTCAATGTCATCAATATCGATTCGACCTTTGGCAAGCATCGCGTCGATCGCCGTAAAAACAAACCTAACTGTGTTGGCTTGCGGTACCATCAATCGATCAACGCGGATTCCACCCTGAGAGCCTCTTCCTTTTGCCAATGATGACAAGACCGACAGAGATTCCGGGGACGCCTGTGCGAGATCTACCTGTAGCCTGCGCTGCCATTCACTAGCTTCGGGGTCGGTGAGCACAATCTCCACAGCGCCGCCGTTCGCTGCGGCCTGCTTCACTACTGAGAGTACGGCCTGCGCTAAAGACGGTTCGAAGATCTCTCTATTCAAGATTTCAAGATCACCGTTGAGTACGGCGAACACGTCAGACAAAACATCAAAAACCAAATTTGCATAATCTTTGTTAAAATAGATATGAATCGGAAATGAGGCTGCTGGAGCCGCTAGTACTCTCACAATACTATTGGAGTCGTCGTCGGTTTCGTCGTCCGATCTTAAACGAACAATCACACTTGCTAATCGTAATAGAGAATCCAGCAATCTTGCCGGCGGCGACTCTGATAGCATTCTTACTGTTTGAAGCGAGGAATGACGCTTCTTTGCCTCATCACCTGCAGCATCGAGAAGAAGGCGTTCACGGATGAAGGACGCAAGGTCATCGAGGCCGCCCAGTTCAGCACTTACTTCCGACATCAAATCTTCCAAGTCAAAGATGAGTCGCCTGAGAGCTCTGGGTGCGACGACGGCGGCCTTGGGGAGAGTATCAGCTCGTAGGCCAGCTAAGAGTTCTCTGGCTACTTCATCTTCCTCAGGCTCAAAGGTGAGTTGCTGTGTGATCGATTTCGCCAGTTCCTCTCCGGCGGCTTGATGTAGAAATCTGTCTAGCTGTGCATGCGCGTGAGCTGCACTTAGAAAGTCGAAGGCGCTATGACGGACCAACGCCTCGTCGTGTTTCAAGCTTCTTACCACGAGAGGAAGAACGCTACTTAACAAGCAGTCGGGTAATCCACGAGGAAGGTCCAGCGCATACTCCAAGCCCGATAGCATATTTACACATGCCGACAAATCTCCACCGAGCCATGCTAATGTCCAGAGCCGGACTGCCTCACGCGCCGGGTTCTGCAACTCGCTTCGAGTGTCACGTGCAATTGCGAATGTAAGTGCACGAACGTATTCCGCGGAGTCAGCTCGTGTCGCCTGCCAGAGAGAAAGCCAGCCCAAGCCCTGCAACCGGCCTTCCAAGATGGATAGCGCACCTAATAGCGACTCAAGGTCGCCTGCTCTTGAACGGGCAAGCGCCGTCACCATTTCGCTGGGTAGTCGTGGCTCGACAGTCACCGAGATCCTTTCAAATCTGAGTCGTCACAAAATGCTCGACCGACAATGATTTCCAGATCGATTCTTGCTTTACGGGCGCTCTTCGGCGGATCTTTGACCGGAAACGATTTCATATGGAAGCCTGGAATTCCAGCGACAGGGGCTCGCTGGACGTACCGCGTCGCTGCGCGGCACACGTTTTCCCGCAAGTCACGCTGACTCGACGTGCATGGCTCGCGTAGCCTGGCGAGAAATTGGAGCCCTTCAGCCTTGGTCACGCAGTTTGCCTGATCCCAAGGGGCGGAATGACCCTTGTGCGGAATGTCATCGCCCTGCGCTTGCCACGTGCCGCTATGGTTGGTCTCATCTGACACGGTACCACATCTCCTCTATCCAAGTTGGGTTTAGAGTTACCCAGCTGCGAGTTGGATTCAATCCACGAGCCGTTTCTGTCGGCGAAAGCCGCATGCCGCAGAACGCTCGGATCGGCTAAGTCCAGGCGCTCAGATCTCAAAGCCATCGTCAGGTGGCACTCACCCATAGCGATTACCGGCACTTAGAATGCGATCCCACGGTTCCCGAAGACTGCCGCAGCTGGTACTAGGCTGCCCCGTGCCGAGCGGCTTGCCTCGCGAAATATTGGCCTGGCCGTCGTTTAGGGCGCTCTACGCGCGAACGCGCTCCACGGGCGCGCTACACGAAGATGATCTGTTCGGTCCCCGACAGGATCACGCTGTTTCCCGTGGTGTTCATCGAGACGACATCGTAGCGGATGCGGATCGCCAGGACATTCTCGCCGTCCTGCCGTTCGCGGCCGATCCGCACCGAAGTGACGACAACCCTCGGCTCCCACCGCTTTAGAGCGTCGACGACGTAGACGCGGGCGAGCTCTTGCAGGACGGCGTCGTTCTTCTGGTGCCGCAGACGGTGAAGCAGCGAGCCGAAGTCGGTGCGCCAGGGCAGCTCGCCAGGCGTGGCGTTGGACGCGCCGATGGTGCCGAGGATCTGGCCCACGGCGCTGCGAATGAGCTGCTCACCGCCAGCGGCGGCGAAGTCGGTCTTCTGGTCTCGTCGAAGCGGCCTGAGCAGTCCGAAGCCAAGGAATTCCTGCATCTTCACCTCACACCGGGATCGCGGCCCGGATCTGTTGCAGCGCCTGGATGGTGTCCTCGAGCGGCTGTAGCGCGGCTGCGGCGTCGCTGCCGAGGCTGGACAGGTCGGGAAGCGGTCCGAGGCCGGCGAGCTGGGCGAACACGTTGACCAGGGCGATCAGCCGGTTCACCGGGGCGACTAACTCAGAGAGGCTCTGGAGCTGGGCGGCGACGTGGTGCTTGGAGCAGTCGACGACGCCCTGGAGCTGGACGTTGCCGAGTTCGGCCGCGCGGTTCTCGGCCTTCTGGATCCGCACCTGCTGGTCGATGAGGGCGCGCAGCTGACCGGCCAGCCCGCCGAGGAACGCCAGGAGCGTGTCGATGAGGCCGACGATCATCAGCGGCACGGAGAGTTGCGGCACGAGTGGGAGGAGCTTGGCTGCCTTGCCAGCGAGCTCGGGCAGCGCGTCGGTGATCTTGCTCGGGTTGAGGTGGGAGATCGCGTCGGGGATGGCCTTCACGGCGTTGAACAAGGCGAGCGCCACGTCGATGAGGTTGAATACGGGGGCGAGCGGCGCGAGGGCGGTGTTGGCCTGGCCCAGGAGCTGCTTGGAGAGCTGCAGCGGATCGGGGATGCCGAGGTCCGGCAGCTCGGGGGCCAGCGTCGCGCCGCCGGGGAACGTGACGCTGAGCTGCTGGGGCGTGACCGTGAGCTCGACGCAAAGGGGTTCGAGGTCGGGAAGTGGCATGTCGTTCCTCAGATGGTCGCGCCGCCGGGGAGCACGAGGCGGCCGTTGATGACGACGGTCGTGCCTTCGATGCTGATGAGGCCGTCGGCCTGGAGCAGGAGGGCTGACGTCGCCTTGACGGTGATGCCCATCGCCGCGCCGTCGAACTCGATCTGATCGCCCGAGGCTTTGTCCTGGATGCGGAGCGACTCCTTGCCGGCGCGGTCGTCGAAGACGAGCAGGAAGCGCCGGGTCTCGAAGGCGCGGACCTGCGGCGTGTCTTCTTTCGAGAGGTCGCGCCGGCGACGGAAGCTCGGTGGCGCCGCCGGGTTTGCCCCAGTGGCCGCAGAGGTAGTACGGGTGGTCGACGTCGCCCTGGTGGAACAGGACGCCGACCTCGGCGCCGGCCTCGGGCACCGCGAAGAAGCCGCGTCGATCGCTGCCGCCGCCCACGGTGCCGAGCGGGAACGCCCAGGCGCTCGCCGGCTCGACTAAGCCGGGAATGCGGATCCGCACGCGGCCGAGCTGCTCGGGATCGGCGCGGTCGACGACGTGGCCGATGTAGAGTCCCGTGTAGCGTGGATCGTGGGTGTCGAACTCGCCGGCCATCACGATTCTCCAGCGGCCGAGCGGCCATGGGTGGGGCGGTACTCGATGCGGGTCTGGCCGGTTTCCGGATCGACGACTTCGACCGGCCGCAGCGCGTCGGGATCGTTGTCGTCGGGTTTGCCGCGGTTGGGCTTGCCCTTGGACGGCGGGCCGCCGAGCTCGCCGTGGCCGTCGCGGAGGCACTTGAGATCGACGGTGAACCCGGAGCCGTCGACCTTGTGCTTGGCCTCGCGCAAGTAGTACTTGCCCGAGAGCCGCTGGCTGATGCCCTGGATCTCGACGACGGTCTTGGCCAGGAGGCTCGGGTCGCCGATCACGGTCGCCGAGAGCTCGACGGTCAGGTGCTGGGCCTGCCGGTAGCGGGCGTCGGCCTCGCGCTTGGCGGTGGCAGCGGATGGCTCGGCCGTCGAGCGGATGTCCTCGGCGATGTTGCGGCGCTCGAGCCGGGTGGCGCCGGTCTCGGGGTCGACGATCTCGATGATCGGCGCGAGGCTGTCGCGCTGGGTCTTGGCGTTGGAGCCGCGCTCGTCGATGTCCTTCTTGTGGAGCGGGTCGCGCCCGCGCACGCTGACGGCGCCGGGCTTGGCGGTGACGTCGTTGTCGATGTTGATCGAGAGGACCTCGCCGACCTCCGGCGGCGTGAACCACCGCAGCACGCGGCTGGGGCGCTGGCCCAGCCGGCGCTTGTGGAAGTGCAGGCCGTCGAAGTCGACGTAGAACTCGAAGCCCTCGCGGTCGGCGAGCCGGCGGATCAGCTGGGCGTCGGTCATCCGCGCCTGGGTGATGACGGGCAGGACGGGCGCGGTGTCCTCGATGTCCTGGCGGGTGGCGCCGTAGCCGTTGTCCTGGGCGATCTTCCGGACGACGTCGGCGCGGGTGAGGTTCTCGAACGTCCGGCAGCGCGTGACCTTGTTCATGAGGACCGAGGTGGCGTAGCCCTCGATGGCGAGGACCTGGAAGCCGGTGACCTTCTGGATGACGACCCGGCGGGTCGGCGCCATGTCGCCCGGGTAGCCCCAGGAGACTTCGAGGAGGTTGCCCTTCTTCCAGACCGGGTCATCGAAGTTGGCGAGGTCCCAGTTGTCGACCGAGAGCACGAGCTTGTCGGCCTTGTGCTCGGAGTCCTCGTAGACCAGCGAGAGGATCTTCTCGGACAGGTCGACGCGGTGGGCGGCGCGGCCCTCGGGCACGACGGTCACGAAGATGATCGGATCGGTGCGCGGCTGGATGGTCACGACGCCTCCTGTCTCCGGGCCTCGGCGAAGACCTCCTCGGTGATGACGCGAATGGACGGGATGAACAGGAGGCGGCCGAGGTCGAGCGCGAGGGTTGGATCGTGGATCGGCTCGGGCTGGAAGTCGGCGATGACCCACCAGAGGCCGGACGGGCGCGGCAGCGGCGCGAAGTAGCGCCCCGCGAGCGAGAACACGGTGTCGCCCTGCTGGACGACGTGCTGGCGGTTGTCGGACAGCGAGCGGAACCGGAACGGCTCGCGCTCGGTGAGGAACAGCCGGCCGGTGTCGTCGAGAACGGCGGCGCTGAACGAGTAGCGCGAGAACCGGCGCGGCGGCATCACGTGCCTCCGTTGCCAGCGCCCGAGCGCTGGGTGCCATTGGCGAGCACGTCCTCGGACAGGAGGCGGACGTCGCGGATTTCCTCGAGCCCCAGCTTCGTGGTGAACTGGATCGGGGTCCCGGCGAGGTTGAAGCGGCTGTACTTGAAGGTCAGCGTGGTGATCACGCAGGTGAGGCTCACGAAGGTCGGCCACACGAACAGCGCGCGGGGCGGGCCACCGCTGATGACGTCTGCGGCGCCGCGGCGCGGGTAGCACAGGCTCTGCAGGAACCGGCGCGCGCGGAGGAGCTGCGCGAGGTCGGCCGTCGGGTCCTGGGCCTCGAAGTTGAGCTCGAGCGTGAACTTGGTGTTGCCGGTGTTCACGAACTGGAGCGGCTGATGCGACAGGCCGGGGACGGTCTGTCGCGCCCAGTTGACCTCGAGCGCCTCCTCGAGCTCGGTCGGGTTGAACTGCGCCTCGACCGAGTCGCCGGTGGAGACGTTGGCGATCGACATGCGGGCGGGCGTCTGGCCGGCGACATCGAGCGCCATGTCAGCCTCCCACCGGGACGGGCACGAAGGAGCGCGCCGCGGTGCTGCGGTTGGCCCGCGCGGTCGCGCGCGCGAGGGTCTCGCCGTCGACGCTCAAGGTGACGTGGGCCTGGACCGGTCGGTGTCGGCGAGCTGGAGGCCGCGCGCCACGATGGCGTCGATCGCCGCGTCACTGATCTGCCCGCGCGCCAGAAGCTCCGACGCGGCGGGAAAGACTGCGCCGGTGGCCGTGGCGACCGGCGTCCCGGGCAGCGAGCCGGCGACGGGCACGGCCAAGGCGACGCCGGTGGCGCTGGGCACGAGCGTTCCGGTCGGGGCGATGGCCTTGGTGGTGCGCGCGGCGATGCGTGCCTGCGCGGCCTCGCCGGCTTCGACGATCGAATCGAGGAACGCCGGCCGGAAGCGCGACGGGATCTTGGCGACGAGGCGCCCGACGAACGCGACGACCCGGTCGAGCGCGCTGTGGATGCCATCGACGATGCTGGTGATGAAGTCCAGAACCGGCTGGAGGAACGACTTGACCGCTCCGGCCACGACCTTGAACACGTGCGGAATGGTCTCGGTGAAGAACAGGTAGATCTGCGCGGCGCGCTCGCCGAGCCCTTGACCGAGCCACACGAACGCATGGATGACGGCACGCACGAGGGCGATGACCGTGCGGAGCGCGAGCGCCACGACGCCGATCGCGTCCGCCAGCCTCGCGATGAGAAGGCCGGCGATCATGCCAAGCACCTCGCCCAGGCCGGACCAGATCGAGCCGCCCTCGCGGGCTCGATCGTTGACCCCGGTGAAGTCGGAGATGAGGCCGCGGATCTCCTCGGCGACAAAGCCGATCGCCTTGCCGACGAAGTCGAACACCGGCCGGAAGTACGCGAACGCCCCGCGGATGCCGTTGATGAAGCCGGCCGCGACGCGGATGACGCTGGTGAGTGCGTCGACGAGCCCGGTGGCGATGCGCGCGAGGGTCTGGCCGAGCGAGGCGCCCGCTTTCGCGTAGCGGTCGGAGCCGATGCCGGCCAGCGCGTCGGCGCTCGCAGTGCCCACCACGCCGAAGGCGTCGCCGAGCTCGCGGAGCGCGCCGACGAACGCCTCGAACACCGGGCGCGCAGTCTGGATCGCCGCGCCGAAGCCCTGGGCGACACCCTCGAAGAACCGCCGGAGGCGGAAGACGATCTGGTAGACGCGGATGGCGAACTGCTTGACCCCGGCGTTCTCTGCCTTGTCGAGCTCGGCCATCACGGCGCCGGAGAAGCCGCCGTCGGAGAACACCTGCACCAGGCCCTGAAACAGGAGCTTGATGCGCTGCCAGAGGTTCTTGAAGAACGTGGCGGTGCCGCCGAGGTTGTGCCGGAACGCGATGACGAAGCCGGCGACCACGAGCGCCAGGGCTGCGAAGATGCCGATGGCCGGCAGCAGCGTGGCGATGATGCCGCCGAAGGTGATGCCGAGGATCTTCAGGCCGACGAGCAGCAGCGCGATCGCCGCTTTCGCCGCGACGACCGCGCCGATCAGGGCGACGAGGGAGCCGACCACCAGGACCACCTTCGCGAGGAAGATCTTCACCGGCGTCGGGATCGCCGCGATGAACTGATTCACCGCGACGAACGCGCGGCGCAGGACCGACAGGATCCCCGCGAAGACCTGTCTGAATGGCTCGCCCACGAGCTGCAGGAACGTCTGGACCGAGCCGATGAGCCCTTTCTTCTCGCCCGTGAAGTTGTCGAGCAGGCGGGTCTTCATCTGCGCGGCGGTTCCGGTCGCCCCGGCCATCTGCTTCCGCAGCTCGTCGATCGCCGCGGTCCCCGTCACGACGTGCCCCGAGGTGTCTCGGATCCCGTTCGACAGCGCTTGCATGATGGCCGTCAGGCCGCCGCCGGCCCGCGCGGAGAAGATCGAGGCGAGGGCATGCTCCCGCTGCGACTCGCTCATCTTCGCGGTTCGCGTGTTCAGGTCCGACAAGATCTCGATGAGCGGGCGCATCTTCCCCGAGCTGTCGGTGACCTGGACGCCGATCGCCGCGAGTTCCTTGCGCGTGTGGTCGCTGGCGAGCTGGTTGAACGCGAGGTTCACCGAGCGCGCGGCCTGTTCGACGGACGGCAGCACCGACTTGGTGAGCCCCAGGACGATGAGCGTGTCATCGAGGCTCGCACCGGTCAGCGACGCGCCCGTGGCAACACCGCGGAGGACCGGCTCGAGCTCGGTCGCGCGGATCCCGAACACGCGCATGAGGAGCGCGAGCTTGTCGACCAGAGGCGCAGCTTCTTCCGCGCCGAGTCGAAACTCGCCGAGGGTGTCGTTCACCAGGCCGGCCGCTTGAGCGCGTGAGATCTGCCCGAACCCGAGCGCGACGAGGGTCAGCGTGGGCCCGAGCGCCTTGATCGCGTCGTCGGCGTTGTAGCCCTCCTGGACGAGCTCGCGCAGCCCCTCCGCGGCGCCGGCGGCCGAGGTGCCGGTCCCCTTGAGCGCGACGTCGAGGGCGGCCGCACGCAGGCGCTCCATCTCCTGCGCGCTCGCGTTGGCCAACGCACCGGCCTGGTCCAGCATCTCGAGGAACTGGTCGCCCTGCTCCGCGAGCGCGAACGCGCCACCGACGACCGCGGTGCCGGCACTGAAGATCGCCAGTCCCTTGCCGAAGTCGGCGAAGCTCGCCTTGGACGCGCGGGTCAGGTGCTCGGTGCGTTGCTCGAGGTCGCCGAAGCTCTGGTTGATCCGCTCGACGACGGCGGTGACCTCGTTCTTGGCGGTGAACACGAAGCCAAGGCCCAGCTGGTTCAGCGCCATTACCGCCTCCGCCGGGCCGCGGCCTCGAGCTCGCGGGCTTCCCGCTCGCGCTGCTCGCCGAGCCGCTCGAGGAGCCAGCGGATGCGATCGAGGTCGAGCTCCATCACATCCTCGAGCGAGAGCGACAGGCCGCTGCCGCCGTGCTGGTGATAGAGCAACTGGAAGATGCCCTCCCAGAGCTCGTCGGGGTCGATCGGCGGAAACAGGCCATCTACAGCGCCGCCTTCGCCAGCTTCCCCGCGGCCTTCGCCGTCGGCAGGAAGAAGCCACGCTCGAAAGGGAGCTGGACATCCTGCACGCCGAGGCAGGACGGGCACTCGATCTCGATGGTCGTCTCGACTCCGCCGTCGGCCTGGTCGAACTGGTCGAGCAGCGCCGCCGCGTCGGCCATCTCCATGTCGTCGAGGAACTTGCGCTTGTCGTGATCGGGGACGTCCTCGATCTCGAGGATGCGAAGCGCCAGCGCGGTGAGCAGCGTGCCGTCGCGGCCGGCCTTGAGCACCGAGGCGGCGCGCACCTCGTCCGCGCCGGTCATGAGGCGGAACCACACCTTTCGGCCGTCGTGCGGCAGCGCGGTCTCGAACCGGTTGCCGGCCTTGAACGCGGCCTTCGCAGCCTCGGACAGCGGGACGACGGGCAGCTCCTGGAGGTTCAGCGTCCACTCGAAGCGCTCGCGGCAGGCCTGGCTCTGGCACTGGACCGAAAACGCGTACTCGTCGCCGAACGTCCGCGCGCGGATCTGCAGCAGCGTGTAGAACCGGTCGGCGACGAGGACCTTCGACCAGTCGAGCGGGCCGCCGGCCGGCAGGTCGTAGATGCCGGGGTCGGTGGTCGCGACCCAGCAGCCGGCGAGGATCTTCTCGAAGGTCGCCCCGGCGCGCGCCGAGGTTCGGTCGGAGAGCAGCTTGCCCTCCTTGCCTTTGAGGCCGCGGATCTCGCCGGCGAGCCCCGAGGGACAGACGATGTGTGTGCTCATGGTTGCCTCATGCCAAGGTGAAGAAGTCGTAGGTCAGGGTGACGCTCTCGATGACGTTCTCGTCGGCCTCGTTGTCCCAGGCGCCGGCGACGAACTTGATCGGCCACGCGCCGCTGAGCGACCAGCGCCGCAGGGTCGAGCCGTCGCGATCTTGCTGGACGATGTCGACGTTGCGCTTGAACCTGGGCTCGACGAGGCCAGCGTTGGCGGCGGCGTCGGCCACCTCGGACATCCAGTCGAACAGGTCCTGGTCCTTGGTCGCGCCGCGCTCGAGGGTGACGTCGGCGAACTTCAGCCGGCCCGGGCTCTTGTTCGGGATGAGCGCGCCGCCCTCGTGGTACTCGATGTTCGCGACCTCGACGGAGAGCTCGGAGCACTTCTGGAAGCCGGCGCTCTGAAACTGGTCGATCTCGACGACGAATTTGAACTTCTTGTGGAAGGTCCTGGGCGTGCCAATGATGGGCATGGTGTCCTCTATCCACCGGTCGCTGCCGCGAGTTCGGCGTCGATGGCGCGTGTGTCTTGCGAGAAGCGCAGCACGATGAACTCGGCTGGCTTCGCGGTCGCGAGGCCAATGCGGCCGACGACCTGGCCGGACTCGATCACCGATGGCGAGTTGAGCGCCTCGCCGAAGTCGACGAAGTACGCCTTCTTGGGATCGGTCGACGCGAACGCGCCGTTCTTGAGCTGGATGAGCAGGAACGCGTTGACCGTCCGGGTCAGCGACGCGCGCAGCGCCTCGGTGTTGTTCTGGTGCTTGGCGAACAAGAGGCCGAGCCTCAGCGATTGCTCGATGAAGATGACGCCGCGGCGCTCGGCCACCGTCGGGAAGTTGCCGTCGCCCTTGAGCGTGCGCGCGCCGTCGATGTGGCGCGGCGTGCCGGGGTACACCGTGAGCGGGTTGATGCGCTTGGGGAACACCAGGTCGCGCTTGGCCTCGTCGAGCACCTCGTCGGTCTCGAAGCCGAGCACGCCGAGTAGCTGGCCGTTCTGAATGCCCGCCGGCGGGACAAACACGCCGCCGGGCCGCGCTGCGTCGGCGCGCGCGTAGACGCCGGCGATGTGCCCCGAGGGCGCGACCGTCAGGTCGGCCGTGTTGCCGAACACGGTCTTCGACGGGTTCAGCATCTTCACCCGCGGCCAGTACAGCGCGCCGAACTCCGACAGGCCGAGGATCGCCGCGGTCGACTCGGCGTAGGTCACGATACCGGCCGCTGACTGGTGCGCCGGCGCGTCCAGGATGGCGAAGCAGCCACGGTCCCTCGTCACCTCGCAGTAGGTCAGCATCGCGTTGTGCACGACCGGCGTCGCTCGGCCAGGCACGATGAGCAGCGTGAGCGGCGAGACCGCGTCCAGGGCGTGCAGCCCAGTCTGGCCGGCCGCGCTACCCACGAAGTCGGTGTCGGCCAGGTTCGCCAGGCCATCATCGCCGCCAGCGAGCGGCCCAAACGTCCCGAGCGCTGGCAGGTTGGCTGGCGCGGCCGTCGTCGAGCCGAGATCCGTCACGGTAATCAACCGGGAGCCGCGGTCGGGCGAGCTCACGATCGCCTCGGCGTAGTTCGGCTTGCTCGGATCCATCGCTAGATTCGGGAACACCTCGGCGATGAGCCCTCCGTCCTCGACGGTTAGGTTGAACTCGGCCGCGACGCCGCTGGTCGCGGCCGCGATGGTGATGCGGATGTCGTTGGCGTACGCGCCATCCCACTTGCCGTCGACGCGTAGGGTGTCGAGCGCGGTGGCCGCCCGGTCCTTGAGCTTCAGCGTCGCTGCCTTCGAGGTACTGGTCGCGCCGTCGAGCACGTTCGCGTAGTGGACCGTGCGGACCACCCACATGACCTGGCCGCCGTTCTCGAAGAACGCGCTCGCGGCCAGCGCCAGGTCTGAGTTCGGCGTGAACCCGCCGAACGTACCCACGAACTCCTCGAAGCTCGTCACGAGGACCGCCTGCCCGACGGGACCACGCTCGGTGACCCCGACCGCGCCGACGACTGCCGTGGGCAACGACGGGATGTTCCGTAGCCGCGGCTCCTCCTCGACGATGACGACCTTGGATGCCAGGAGCTGGTTGCTCATCTACGGCTCCTTCCCCGGAGACTTGGCTGCTGGGATCGGCGATGACGCGTTCGCGGACGGCGCTGGTGACTGGGGCGGTGCGCTTGCGGCTGGCGGCGGCGAGTGGGACGGCGCGCTCTCGGCTGCGGCAGGTACTGCCGGCTTGTCGGGCGTCTCCTCGAGGATGCGCAGGTACCCGCGCCCGATCGCCGCCTTCACCTCCGTCACCTCGAGCAGGGCGTTCGGCAAGCTCGGCCTGCGCTCAAGCGCGAGGAACGTGATCGAGCTCGGCACTTTCTTGCGCACATGCTTCGGCACACGCTCGCCCGTGCGGGGGTGCTCCGCGACGACCACCACCGCCACCTCGGCGCACGTACACCGGTCACGGCAGAACACGTCGTGGGGCAGGTGGAAGACCTGCATGCGGCGAGCACGGCTCTCAAGGGTCACAGGCATCGCGGTGTCCTCACGGGTTCGGCTCTCTGTTCGCCGGGTGCGAGCCGAATGGCTGCGGCGACTGGATCACGACGTCGCCGGCGACGGCGCCCCGCGCGACGACGCCTTCATCGGGGACGCCAGCCAGGTCCTCCAAATCGAAGCCCCGCACCACGAATCGGCCCGAGAAGCTGCGGACGTTCGATTCGTTCGGCTGGGTCGTGACCTTGAGAACGCCATCGCGCGCGATGTCCATCTCGTAGCGAACGCGGCCGGCATCAGGGTTCGTGGGAGCGCGATCGAACTCGAGGAACGGATTCCGATGGAAGAACAGCTGTGTCGCCGCCATCAGGTTCAGCAGCTCAGTCGTGTGGTCGGAGACGCCGATCACCGTGAAGCTCAGGTCGACCGTGTACGGGACGCGGCGCTGCGCAAACTGGCCGGGCCCGGTCGCGACTTCGGGCAGCTGATTGAGCGAGAAGAACCGGTTCTCAGCGAGCTCCGGCCCCATCAGCACCAGCGCGGGCAGCCGCGCGATCTGCGCGACGTGGAGCTCAGCACCGACGTCGGCATCGAAGTCCGTGTGTACGGTCAGGACCACGTTCTCGAGCACCTGGCGCTTGAGCTCTTGCAGCAGCGTCCGGACCAGCCGGGTCAAGTCCGCCTCCACCGTCAGGGCCTGGCGGACGTACGTGAACACCTGCGGCACAACCGCCTGCTCCCCTGGGATGGGTATGCCCGCGGCATCGAGATTCTGGACGACCACGTCGGCAGGTCCGACATCACCCGGCGGGACGATGCAGGTCAGCCGATCGGTAGAGAACACGCGAACATCGCGAGCCGCTCGGCCTCCCACGAGCACCTCAACCGTTGGCGATGGCGGCCGCGTTGCCCCGGAGGCCTGGGGCAACGCGGCGTGCTGGAAGCCGGCACCGAGGATCTCGACGAGTAGGCTTCCTGCGGTCAGCCCCGAATTCGGGGTGATACTGGCGATCAAAGGGATGGACATCTGGTTCCGAAACGAAAAAAGCCCCGATGCCGGTGGGGGGACGGCATCGGGGCTTGAGTGATTCAACGACCCGGGAAGAAGAGAACGCGCTACTGCCTAAACTTATAGTATGGTACTTCAATACCATCGTCAACCGTCATGGCACCTTGCGCTTTGAGGTCGGTGTGGTGGTTCTCCATCAGGTAGCGCCGCGGACCAGTTCGAGCGTCCGCGGCTCCAGCTCCACCAGCGCCGGTGCCTTCTTGCGCCGTCAGCGAACGACGGCGATCGTGCCGCTCGCATAGCGCAGGACGAGCAACGAGCCGTCGGACGCCGCCTCGATAGCCTGCGAGGCGGCGAAGCGCGGATCCGAGCCCGGCAGCGCGTGATCGCTGGCGTCAGCGAGCGTGAGCTTGCCGCCGTCGAGCGTCGCCAGGGTGGCGTGCGTCGCGTCGCCGAACACCGCGCGCCCGTCGCGCGCCGAGAGCACGCGCAGGTCGAGCCCAGCCTTTGTCGGCGCCGAGCCGCGCGCGCTGCCATCGCTCCAGGCGACCGCGTGCGCGTCGTGACCGACGACTAGCGCCGTGCGCGCGTCGATCGGCGCCACCACACGTCCGCCGTCGGCGTACGACCAGCGAACCGCGCCGGTCCCTGGATCGAGCCCGGTCGTCGTGTTGCCATCAGCCACGACGACAGCCGCGCTGGTACCCGCGAAACTCAGCGCGCCGCCGCCCTTGTGGCGCCAGTTCTCCGCGCCCGTCGCAATCGACAGGCTGACCAGCGCGTTGTCGTCTACAGCGAGCACCGCACCGCCGAGGTCCGGCGCCAGGCGCACGCTGTCGCGCAGCGGCACCATCGCCGGGCCAAGCGACGCGCCGAGCGCCTCGCGCCAGCGCTGCTTGCCGTCGGAGAGGTTGCTGGCGACCACGTCATCGTAGCCGAAGCTGATAACCGTGTCGCCGCGCACCACGAGCGCCTGCGGCTGGTCGTGCCCGTCGGCGACCGTGCGCCAGACCACGGCGCCCGTCGCCGCGTCGATGGCCATCACCCGCGACCAGAGCTTGCCGCCAAAGAGGATCAATTTCCCAGCGACCACCGGCGGCGTCAGCGTGTAGATGCCGTCGACCGTCCCCGGTGCGACCGCGCGCTGCAGCCAGCGCTTCTTGCCGTCGAACTCGAAGCACTCGACCGTCTGGTCGTCGGCGACGTAAATCGCGTCGTCCGTCGCGGCCATCGCCATGCCGGCGTCGCCCGAGCGATCGAGCGCCGCCGTCCAGCGCACCGTGCCATCGGTGAGCCCGAGCGCCACCAACTCGGAGGTCGCGCTCGTATTCTTGCCGACGAACACCACCAGCCCATTGGTGATGACCATGCCGCTCCGCGGCGACCAGTCGCGGTTGCTCCACAAGGATTTAGCGCTGCTCACATGACACCCCAACAGCACGGCGGTGAGAATGGCCCATCGTATCATCGGCGTCTATAGTCTATAGCATGAGCGTATTCGACAGGAGCTCCGGCGGGATTGGCGGGACCTTGCCCGCGATCCACTGCACCAGCGCCTGGAGGTGCTGCATCAGCCACTGGCCGGCCTTGCCGAGCGCCGACATCGCCTGCTGCAGCGCGCTTGACGCCGCCTGCTGCACCAAGTAGTTGATATGGTCCGTTGCCGATTCGATCGTCCCCTGGAACGACTTTCTGAGGTTGTTGATGATGCCCAGCTTGTACCAGAGCGACGCCGACTCCCAGTGCCAATCTTGTTGCGGCGCGTTATCAGCGTCGACGATGGGCAAAAGGTCGAAGATGGGCTTCATCGACAGGAACGGCATCTGCGGCGGCGTGCCGCCCGTCTTGTCACTCTTCTTCGAGAGGCTCATCTCGTAGATCCGCTTGGTGTGCGACGCCGACGCCGCCACCGCCATCTCGGCGATCTTGATGTTCTGCTTCTCGTCCGAGAGCGCGTGATCGCCGGTGGCCGTCCACGCCATGTGCGCGTTGTTGTGGACCTTGAGCCCGCCCTTGTTATCCGCGTCGTGGAGTTGTTTGGCGCCGAAGTTGGCCGCTTGGTCGGCGATCGTCGACATGATCCCGTCCATTTTCGGATAGAGCGCCGCCTTGATGTGCTGCTTGACGCTGGCGAGGTTGATGGGCGGCGGCTTCGTTGAATCCGGCAGCAAGGCCTCTACGCCGCCGAGACCGAGCGCCGCCGGAACGTCGACGGTCTCGGGGATTTGCTGGTCGATGAACTGATCGACCAGGGCTCGCCCCTTGGCCTGGAAGACCGCGTGGTACTCCTTCGTCATCGCGTCGCGCGGCGTGCGCATGTGGCCCGAGGCGAACGCGTCGGTGAGGAAGTGGTTGGCGCCGGCGTCCATAGCCAGCGCGAGGTCGGGGCTCTTGCCACCGATGGCGTCGGCGAATGCGCGCTTGAGCGCGTCGATGTGCAGACGAATGTACTCAGCGACGTTGGCGCCGAAGTTCGCCTGCGCGAACGCGATCTCACTAGCGTATGCCGGATTGTCGGCCTCGAGCAACTTGAACTTTTTCTCGGCGTCCTCGGACTTTTCGCCGAAATGCGTAGCGTTGTCTGAGGCGTACGTGAGATACTTGGCGCGTAGTCCCATTTGCGCGATGATGATGGCACCGTCGGAGTCCGGCTCCTCGTTGAGCCACGGATACTTGTAGTGCGCCGCGCGCAGCCCCTGCTCGTGCTTGAGCACGTCGAACAGCCTGTAGACGCCTTCGGGCTTCTCGTTGCAGTCGGCCTCGAGATCGGCCCAGCTGCCGCCGTAGAAGTCGCCTTGCAGCGCCGTGAACAGGCCGGCCTCGGCCTTGACCTTGCCGACGGTGAGCGGGTCAACCAGGCCGGCCTTCGCGAACCCCTCGGTGCCGAGCTGCATGTGCTCTCCGCCCTCAAAGCAGGCGATCTGCTCAGCGCCTTTTTGCGCGAGATTGGCCGGACGCCCCTGGAGGATCGCCGCGGCGGCCTGGTCGGCGTCGACCTCTAACGAGCTGCCTTGCGCGACACGGTTGGACTTCTGCGCGACGCCCTTGGCGGCGCCTTTCTGCTGCGCGGTGTGCGCCATCTCGTGCGCCATCACCGGGTTGAGGCTGTTCTCCGCGCCCTCGCCGAGGACGATGTCCTGGCCGTGCGTGAAGGCCTTCGCGCCCATGGCGGCAGCGGCGGCGGCAGATTTTTTGCCCTCGTGGACCTTGACGTCGCCGAGCTCGGCGCCGAGCGACCTCTCGCCGGCCATGCGCGCCGCCGGCGAGAGCTTCTGCTCTTCGCCGGCGAGCTCGGCGAGCTTGTCCTCTTCGCGCAAGTGCTGCACCGCGCCGGACGAACTTCCTCCTCCGGCCATCTGGTCAAGCAACCCCTCTGCCGGTCGACCAGCGACCACAGCGTCGGCCACCGCATCGGCGTGTTGCTCGTAGCGATCACCAGACTGGCCGACGCCACCGGCCAGCTGGACCCCGCCCCTTTGCTGGACGACGTGGGCGGCTTCGTGGGCGGTGGTGTGGAGATCCGGGCTTCCACGGAAGGCGACGTGCGATCCAGTCGCGAAGGCCTTTGCCCCCATCGAGTCGCAGGCATCCGTTGCGGCACCATTCTGATGAGCCGTGATCCCCGAGACGTCATGACGACCAAACAATGACTGGATGGTCTCGCCATGGGGAAGTGCGTCTCCGGCTCTCGAGATGCCGGCCGACACGGCGGCTTGCACAGCCCCTGAATCGGTCGCCGGGGTCGATGACGCCGTCGGGGTCGATGACGCCGTCGGGGTCGATGACGCCGTCGGGGTCGATGACGCCGTCTTATACTGGAGGGTCGAGGTAAGCGTGACCTTGCCGGGCGCTATGCCGGCCTTGTCAGTCGACCGCTGAGCGTTACCGGTGGCTCGCGCAGGAGTGGTGTGCTTTAGCATCAGTGGTGCCCCGGCCGTGTACCGCATCATACTTCGCGGCTGGTGGAAAGCTTCCTTTCAGCCTTTTTAGCTAAGTCCTTTGTCCTACATCCTCGTCCTACATCAATAGAATAAAAAGGTGCTCGTTACGTTTCCGATGGCGCTTGGTGCAACCGCCTGCAGGGTTCAAAAAAGCCGAGGCTGATCGCCTCCGCAAGGTTGAACCCGCGGATTACTCGAGACTAAACCGCGGGAGCGGCGCAGACGTGATTGAAAAACTGCAACGCGGGCCTGCTTCAACTCTGGATACAGGAGTACGTGGTGCAGCATATCGCGACAGGCTAGGATTACACCTGCACCGGTGTCCCAGATGTGGTCGAAGAGACGATGGCCGGATCGCCAGGAGCAAGGTAAGGGCTGCGATCCATACAAGCTCAAGCGGCCGTGGCCGAGGGCCGCACCCACTTGGTGGTCGAACCGGTCGCGTTTCTGCAGCACCGACAGGGGTGCCGGCGCGGTGGGCGCAGGAGCCGGTGCAACGGTGCAGCAACCGGCGCGACCGGCAAAAGAGCTTGCGGCCTCGCCGTGCGGATTCTGAGCGTCGCGGGGTTTGCTTGGCGTTCTACGCATCACAGTACCCCGAAGTTCCTGCTCAGCTGGGCGGCGACGCGCTCAAGGAAGCGTCGAGAAATCTGTTCAGGCTGGGCGAACTTCTCGAAGACCGGGGCCAGGAACGGCCGCGCCGGCACCTGGATGACCGCGATGCCGGTGCTCGGCGGGCCTGGGCTCGGCCCGTCCAGGCCGGCGTGGCGAAACGCCGCGTGGAGGAAGGCGCGCGCCTTGGGCGTGAGTCGGATGACCATCGGCCGCGAGCCGTGCTCGTGCAGTGCCGCGATGGCCACGAGCGACTTCCCGGCCCGGTTGCGCGCGGTCCGGAGCACGCCGACGAAGACCTGGTCGTCGTTCTTGGTGACCGTGATGCTGTTGCGGAGGTCGCCTTGGACGAGTAGCGCCTTGGTTCCGTGGAAGCCGCGGAAGCGCCGGATCGCCAGGGTGGTCGGCGCGAGGGGTGCGAAGGCTCGGCCGCCGGGCGCCTGCTCGCGGATGCCCTCGACGATCTTTGTCCGGAGGAACTGCGCCTCCTGCAGGAGCGCCTTGTCGAAGGCCGCCTGCATGCGCTTCGGCGCCGCGGCGAGGAGCTTGCCGACGCGGCTCCAGGGGCCGAGCTTCTTCACGTTGATGATCAGGTGCCTCCCTGAAGGCCGAGGGCGCGCTCGCTGAAGGTGGCGAGGAGGAGGTTGCGGCGTCCACCGAGGCCGAACGACTGGGGCTGGGCTTCGGTGAGGTAGATCCCGGGTGGCGTGTGGATGGCTTGGACGAGCTCGCCGGTGCGAAGGTCGCGGATCGCGACGAGGCGGTCGCCGGGGCGCAAGAGCGCGTCGCCGGTGGCCGGGTCCACGAGGCCCAGCTGCTCGAGGTCACCGAAGTGGAACACCAGCACGAGGTGCGAGCGTGGCGAGTTGCCGGTCGCGAGCTCGGTCAGCTCGCCGAACGCCTGGACCTCGACCTGACAGGGCACGCGGATCAGCGGCTTTTCGCGGCGCGCGTCGCGGCCTCGCCCGCCTGGGCTTGGCACTAGCACGGTCTCCTGGAAGTCGGCGTCGTAGCCCGAGGTCAGCGGGCCAGGCCCGTCGGGGTCCGCCGCGGTCGCCGCGGGGTCGAGCTGCGCGAGCTCGGCCGCGAACGGGTTGATGAGCCGCCCGCGCACTCAGGCGGCTCCGAGCTGCGGCGGTCGCTGGTACGCGACGAGGATCGCGTCGATCTCCGGATCGCCGGTGAAGACGCCCTGGGCGCGGAGCGGCTCGAGGTTGTAGCCTTGGTCGCGGGTCCGCTCGCTCACGAGGCGCCAGCGCTTCTGCCGGTCTTCGCGCCGCGCGGCGTCGGTTAGCGTTGGGATCTCGCGCAGGGCGAGGAGCTTGGTGACGTGGCGGATCAGCTCGGGCGTGCGGCCGATGGCGGAGCCGTCCGGATCGGTGTAGCCGAACAGGCCGTCGATGACGACGTTCTGCGCGCCGCGCGTCCACACGAGCGAGCCGAGGCCCAGGCTGGCTGCCGGCGTGGCCTGGACGCCGAGCAGGTCCGACTCGTGGAAGAATTCGAGGCGCGGGTTCTCGCGGTCGTCGGGGTCGGTGAGCCCCTGGATCAGGTGGCGGTTGTAGACGCGGAAGGACGACGGCGTGACCGGGAGCTCGCCGAGCTCGGCGGCGAGGGCGACGATCAGCTTCACCTCGCGGACGCAGATGATCGGGTGGCCGAGGAGCTGCGCCCGGCCGCCGCTGCCGTCGACGGCCAGGGTCAGCGCGCGGGGCTCGAAGAAGCGGCCGGTCATCCGGTCGACGTACTGGCTGGCCAGACGGAGGAGCCGCGCGAGGCGGACATCGGTCGCGTCTGCCTCCGTGACGCCTTCGGCGCGCAGATCCGAGACGAGCGCGTACCCGGAGCGATACGAGCCCGCGCCGGCCGCGAGCACGTCGAACTCCACGGTCACGATTTGCTCGGCCGCGCTGGGCGCCATCTGGACGAACCACCGGAGCTCGTGAAGGCCGAGCGGTTCATCCGCGCGCGGCGTCCACCGCGCGACGACGTGGCCGGGGCCGAGCTTGTCACCCGTCGGCCAGAGGTCAGTGACGTTCACCGTCGCCCGGGTGCCCGCGCTGTCCGGGAACACCTGGACCGGGCTCGCCCGCTTGGTGTCGTCGCTGAGGTCGAAGACCTGGAACGCCACCGTCGCGGCGTCCGCCAGCACGCCGCTTGTCGGCGTGAACAACTCGAGCACCGGGTTGGTCCCGTCGCTAGGCTGGTCGCGGGCGATCGCCGGCACGGCTTAGCCTTCGGCCGCAGCGGCTGCGTCCGTGGCGCTCGTGGCGGCAGCTGGGACGTCCGCCACGCGTCGGAGTTGTTCGACCTGCGCCTCGAGCGCGTACGCCTGACCGCCGGCCAGCGCGGGCGCGGACGTCTCGCCGCCGCTCATGCGCGCCGTCCAGCCGCCGCGGCGGTGCGCGAGCGCCGCCCCGGATCGCGCAGATCCGCGGTCGTCAGATCCCCGCCGATCGCCGTGAGGTCGCGCGCCGCGGCCACGTTCGGCTCGGCCGCGCGCGCCCGCTGCTCGGCCTTCTTCTTCTCGGCCAGGTCGATCCGGTGGGCCTCGTCCTGGGTGCACACGTCGAAGGCCAGCGGCGTGTCCTCGTCGTTCGGCACTTGATGCACCGTCGCGAGGTAGCCCGCGACCTGGTCGGACACGCGGTACCAGCCCTTGTGCTCCTCGAAGGTCGTCGCGAACGCCGTGTAGCGGCGGATGATGTGCCCCTTCTTCGCGTCGAGGGGCTTCAGTCGGACCAGCTTTGCCATGTCGTTCTCCTTCAGTCCTTCGTCGTCTTGAAGACCACGGCGGCGATCGCGTTGACCTTCGCCTTGAGCTCGTTGAGCAATGCCTGCTCGCCGGCACCGTAGGCGGCCGTGGCATCCGCCGCGGCGATCCGCGCAGGCTTGAGCGCCGCCAGGTCGTCCGCGATATCGCGCAGCACGTCGGCGAGCGCGGGCTGCCCGCCGGCCCCCCCGGGCACCAGGTTCGCACCGCCGGAGCCAAATCGCTTCGAGATCTTCGCCATCGTCTCCTCCTCAGGCACTCACCTTGACGTTGACGGCTTTCACCACGGCGGTCTCCTCGGCGTACTTCACGTCGAAGCGCAGCGTCGCGACGATCACCAGCACGCCGTCGGTGACGATCTTGTCGACCTCGACGCGGATGTTGCGCCAGATGCCGACGTTGATGTTCTTGGGGTCGGTGAGGACGATCGCCGTCGCGTTCTTGCCGGGCCCCAGGGTCTCGGGGAACATCGGGACGTCGAGTACCGGCACGCCGGAGTAGGTCGCCGGCACGTCCTCCTCGACGTACTTGTCGCCGCCCGCGGTCGCGCGCTCGGACAGCGAGTCCTTGTAGTCGATCTCGGCGTTGACCGAGGTGAAGAACCGAAGCTGTTTCTTGTTGCGCACGAAGGCGTTCGGCAGCGTCTTCAGCATGTCGCGGAACACGCCCTTGTTGGTCGTCTGGCTCTGCGCGTCGACGATGTTCGAGGTCGCCTGCTTGAGGATGCCGTCGAGCTTGGCCAGGAACGGGTCCGCGTTGGTCCGGTCGCCCTGGATGACCACCTCGTCGACGTCGCGCGCGATGGCCTCGGCCATCAGCTGCATGATCGTCTGGCGTAGCTGGCCGCGCTCGATCGAATCCTCGAGCACCTCGTTGTTGAGCCGGACCTCGGCCTTGAACAGCTGGGCATCGAGCTCGACCTTGCCGAGGTTGGGCACCGCTCGGTCGGCCGCAGCGAGCGCGGTCGCCTCCGAGCCCGAGCGGAGGATCCGGTTGGCGAACCGGATCTTCTCGATGAGCTGCTTGGGGCTGCGCATCGGGACGACGGTCGCCTGCTTGAGGATGACCGCCTCGTTGATGAGGATGCGCATGAACTTCTGCGCCTGCGCCGGCGCGAGCAGGCCGCCGCCGGTGGTGAGGTCGGCGAGCGCGAGGTCCGCCTTCTCGAGGATCGTTCGGTTGTCCAGTAGCCCTGCGGTGAGTCCACCCATGGGGCCCTCCTATTCGTCGTAGAACGAGACCGCCTTGGCGACGCTGTCTCGCGAGATGGGTCGGTTCATGTCGAGCGGCCAGGACACGTCCTGGGGCTCGCGCCGTCGACCGCCGTCGACGGGGATCGCGTTCGAGGTCGCGTGCGTCTTGCGGAAGCGAACGAGCTCGTCGCCCTGGCGCTTCATGAGCTCGGTCAGCTCGCCGAGGCTGGCAGCCAGCTCGCGCATGCCAGGCGCAGCATTGTGCTTGGCGAGTGGGTTCTCGGCGGCACCCGCGGTCGGATCAGCCGGGGCTTTGGCCTCGGTCAGTTCCTTCAAGACGTCGGAGAGCAGCGCGAGCGCCTTCTGGAACCGGTCGAGCCGGTCCTTGGCCATGCGCCGTCCCGCCTTGGCGACGCCGCCCTTCGCCGAGCCCGCCTTTGCGGCGCCGGGCTTCTTGCCGTCAGCCTTCGCCGCGGGGTCGGCCAACTGCTCGCCGATGTCCTCAAGTAGCTCGCCGATATCGTCGAGCTCGCTGGCGAGGTCCTCGGGCACCTCGACGTCGGTCTCGTCGTCGGGCTCCTCGGCCTCCTTGACCCGGTTGGCCACGCCCATCAGGCGCTCAAGCGCCTGGGCGAGCACGCGGAGCACGGCGGTCTTCACCGCGGGCGGCAGAACCAAGTCGTCCTCGTCGTCAGCCTTCTCCGCGGGCTTGCTGCGCCCCTGACGGCTCCCGCCGACGTCACCACCACTGGTGCCTGCACCGGCCTTCTCGCGTGGCCGCGTCTTGTCGGCCTTGGTCGTGTCCTTCTCGTCGTCGTCGTCGTCGTCCTCGTCGGGCGCAGCCTTGTCGGCATCGACTTCGTCGTCCTCGTCCTCATCGTCGTCTTCACCTCCGGCCGACTGCGGACGACGGGCCTTCTCGGTCTCGTCCTCATCGTCTTCGGACGCGGCCCGCATCGCCCGTGGTCGCGCCTTGTCGACCTCCGCGTCCGGCTTGGGCTTCGACTTCTTCCCTCCGCGCGCAGCCTCGCCTGTGGGACCTTCTCCGGCCTCTCGCGGACTTTTGGGGTTGCCGTTGTCGGCGATCTCACCGCTCCTTTTCACGACGAGGAACCTGCGCTTGTTGGCGGCCCGATCCACGAGCGAGACCTCCTCCACGACGATGTCGCGCAGGCGGTGGACGCCCGACTCACGCTCGGCGGCTGCCTGTCTCGTCGCGTTGTCTTCGTCTGCCATGATTCCTCGGAACGCAAAAGCCCGGCAGGGCCATGTTGGCCGTGCCGGGCTTGAATGACTTCAACGACCCTTGCTAGTACGATGCCCCTACATCGTATGTAACTTCAATACGACTGTCAAGCATATCTCTCTGGTGGAAAGCTCAGTGCCTCGTGGTGGTGCGGCCACGAGTCAGTTGGCTGAGCTCTCTGCCAAGCTGTGCGAACTGTTCATCGCTGCGAAAAATGCTGCCGCGCTTGAGGCGATCATAGATGACACGCGCTTCAGCGAGATGTCCCGTTGCTTCAGCTGGATCTCGCGCCACCTCGGCAATTTTCGAGTGGGTGATGCAGAGGTTACGCTTCCATTCCGCGTTACTTGGATCGGTGGCCGCAAGAACCTTGCGAAGGTCGAGAGCCTTGTCGAGCCAGGCGCGCGCATCGCCGGGCTTGCCAGCCTGTATCGCGACCTCGCCGAGCTTTTCGTAGCATTCTGCGAGATCGCTTCGCCAGACGGTGTTGCTAGGGTCGGTCACCTCGAGCGTCTTGCGAACTGCGAGGGCCTTGTCGAACCAGGTGCGCGCGTCGTCGAGCTTACCGGCGCTCACCGCGACATCGCCGAGCTTTTCGTAGCATTCTGCGAGATCGCTTCGCCAGGCGGTGTTACTGGGGTCGGCTCCCGCGAGCGCCTTGCGAACCGCGAGCGCCTGGTCGAACCAGGTGCGCGCGTCATCGAGCTTGCCGGCGCTCACCGCGACATCGCCGAGCTTTATGTAGGACACCGAGAGGTAGCTCTGCCAGTCGGTGTTGCTGGGGTCTGCCGCGGCGAGCGCCTTGCGAACCGCGAGGGCCTTGTCGAACCAGGTCCGCGCGTCGTCGAGCTTGCCGGCGCTCATCGCGACGTCGCCGAGCCTTTCGTAGGACACCGAGAGGTCGCGCTGCCAGGCGGTGTTGCTGGGGTCTGCCGCGGCGAGCGCCTTGGCCACCGCGAGGTACTTGTCGAACCAGGTGCGCGCGTCGTCGAGCTTGCCGGCGCTCACCGCGACGTCGCCGAGCCTTTCGTAGGACACCGAGAGGTCGCGCTGCCAGGCGGTATTGCTGGGGTCTGCCGCGGCGAGCGCCTTGCGAACCGCGAGGGCCTTGTCGAACCAGGTGCGCGCGTCGTCGAGCTTGCCGGCGCTCACCGCGATGTCGCCGAGCCT